TTCCTGTACCAAGCATTGTTTTCCTTAGCCATGTCAGATGCGGTGTCAATGTCATCCAAGATGTCCCATAGCGTTTCCAAAGCCTCCAACGCTATCTCTGCTGCTTTGCGTAGGTCTGTCATAGTGCCTCCTCGTTAATTTCATTCATGCGACCTGTGTGCTTGTCATACAGGACTGCACAGGCTTTTCCGGTCTCTCCGCTGTATCGGTTTTTAATAACCCTGACCCTTGTGGTGTTCCTCTCGATTGGGTCTTCATGCTGTGCTGACCTTTCCAATCCTAACACCATATCAGCCAATTGTCCAATACTTGCTGAACCCCTTAATTGGGACAGACTAGTAGCTGCGCCCTCCTCATGGCCTTTACCCTCTGGCCTGCGTAGGTGGGACACCACAAATAAGGCTACCCCTGTCTCCTGCACAATCATCCGCAGCTTGGTCATAATCTCATCAATGGCTTTACGCTCGTCTCCATGATCCTGAGCAGACACCACGATTGAGACATGGTCTAGCAGGATGTACTTGCAGTCTAAGCCTTTGGCAAAGTATCTAACCCGATTGATGATGTTATCGATTGCTGTGCTACCGAAGCAGTCATAAAAGAAAAGCCTATCAGAGCCAAGGGTCTTATCAAAGGCTTCTTTTTTAGCCGATTCTGTTGCCTCAGTCTCTGCCAAGTGCAATGGCTTATTGATTGCCAATGACATCAGCGACAGTGCAGTACGCTTGACCGACTCTTCCAAGAACATAATGCCGATATTGTCCTTGGTTTCACAAAGCAATTGCCAAATGACCTCACGAATAAACTGAGACTTACCAAGGCCAGAGCCGGCAGTAACCACCACCATCTCTTGCTGTCTGATACCGCCTGTCATGCCGTTCAAGCCAGCATAGGGATAGTGCGCTTGAGCCTTAGGCAAGGGCTGCATCACCAACTCAAACAACTCAGAGCCGGCAACGATACCGTCAGGCACATAAGTCTCTGCTGCCCACCATGCTTTGACAAAGTCCGCAGATTTGTTGTCCTTCAGATAATCGCAGGCATCCTTGTAAGGCTTAGACATTTTCATGATCTTGACCTTAGAACCGAATAGGTCAGCAACGGCTAGAGCCGCCTCTTGACCGGGTTCATCAGCATCAAAGGCAAGCACCACAGTCTCAAAGCTGTCGATATACTCAAATTGTGCTTGGCAGTCCTTCACAGCCGACTGTGCCCCGTTCTTGATTGACACCACAGGGTACAATGAGCCGGTCATCTGAAAAGCCGCCAAGGCATCTAATTCGCCCTCACAGATGGTCAGATATTTACCACCGGCAGGATACCGATTCTGACCGAACAAGGTAGCCTCTTTAATGTTGCCTTGAGACCTGAATTGCTTGTCAGCCACTGACCTGACCTTGAAAGCCACCTCAGTGCCTCTATCGTCAGTGTAGGGATAATAATGTTCTGTCCCTGTTTGTCTGACACCATAGGCTTCACAAGTAGCTTTGGTGATACCCCTCTCAGGTATGCTGAGGAATTGACCGCTAATGCCCTTTAGAGGCTCTACAACGGGTTTCTGTGTCATAGGTAGTACCTTACCCCTTCCTTGGTCAGAGAAGCCCTCTGAGAGCGTTTTAGAGGCTTTGTGGCACACGAAACAATAAGTGCTGTCATCTGAATAGACTGCCCTACCGTCTGAAGAGCCACAGTCTGGGCACTCAGTATGCCTAACAAACCTGTTTTTAGACTGTATTTGCATTGATCCTAATCCTTTCCTGAGCTAATTGGTCAAGTATTGCCAAGAGGGCAACACAAGAGCCAGATTCTGGCTTAGTGCGCTTCAGTGCTTCATAGACATCATTGAGCAAAGTCTCAATATCAGTAGAGCCATGCGCTAATAGATCAACACAATCAGAAACACAAAACCAATATATTCGTTCTAAGTCATCATTTTCCATGTAGTCCTACCTTTCTTTATTGCCTCTATAGAGTAAAGATTTAAATACTTATTAAAGTCTTCTTTCATAATAGACTATTTAGTCAATATAGTCTTTAATAGCAAGTTCCGTGCCAGCTTGCTTTTTGGCATACAAAGCAGGGCGTGCCAACCCTTACCTGTCCCGCCATTGATCGTCAGAATAGTCCTCAATATCGAAATTGCCTGCTAATGGGTCTAAATCGCTCTCTGTGCCCTCGTCTGTTTCGTCGGCCTCAGACATCAGGGAAACATTACCGACGGCTACAAGGTCTGTTTTAATCGATTTAAGGCACTGTTTGCACATGGAGAGATATTCTCTAGTGTAAACTGACCTGATTGTGGTCTCATAATCGGTTAATGCTTCGTTACAGGATCTGCATCTCATCGCAATCCCCCTTTATGCATGGCTGGCTTTTGCGGGATACCATAGAACCGTCTGACCTGCTTGTGGATTCTCAGGTATTTCCTGACCTGCTTTTTCGTTACAGGTTCAAGACCTATGATATCAATTCGCTTCTTTAATATCATGGTGTCACCTTTTTAAGGGATAGAGCATCAAAGGCACTCATCGATTCGCTGAAATAGGTGTCTCTGAGGCGATCCTTTTCGTAGGCTAACTTAAGCCTTTTCTCATCCTCTGCCTTTACCACATAATAGGCAAACTCGATCAAATCGTCTTCGTTGCCTGAGTAATTTCCGAAATCGCTATAGTCTAGCCTTTCGTCTAAAATGTCCACTACTTCTTTATTCGTTAGTAGCATGATAAAACCTCTCTTTGCTTGTTGGTAAAGTTAGACAGCCTTGATTCTATCAGGGCCTCGTGGACAGATGCAACGGCAAAGGCATCAAAGCCCCCGATATGCCATCGATAAGGCCCTAGCGGTATGTGATCAAGCTTCCAATCGTAGACGGTAGCGACTGAGCCATCCTCGAATTCTATGAACCATTCGGCATTAGTCTTATCGCCTATGAAGACTGTGGGTGCCCCAAAGCATCGGCAAAGTTCATCATATGTGGCGTTAACATAGCCTCTTAGACTGGTCCCATTGATCTGATCTGATCTGCATTGATTGTGTTTCATTTTAGCCCCTTTGAACAATTCTAAAGTCGTTGATGTCGTAAGCCTCGACCATGTCACCACATAACACAGCCCCTGCCTGTTCTTTTAAGAATAAGTCTAATTCTTGCTGTGCTTCCTCCCTTGAGTCGAAAGTGATCGGATTTTCTGCGTCATCTGTCCAGCAATTAACCCACCCGTCGAAGAGTGTAAAAGATTCTACCTGATATGTCATGTCTAATCCCCTTAGTCTAGATCCCACGGTTTAAAAATCATGATGACACCGGCACAGCCCAGCAATAAGACAGCGATGCTTGCATATTGTAGCATAGTCATAATAAAACCCCTATTCTAAGGCCAATATTAGCCCCATAGTGCCCCTGCTATAGAGGCACTATAGGATAATACTGAGTCAGTCTAATCTATCGCCTGCAGTAGCCTGTATTCCATTCTCCCGTAATACTTTAGCATATGCGCTGGCGAATGCGGCCTTGCGATCCACCGATTGCCCGAATTGACTAACCCAATATGTCACTCCGCCGCCGTACATGGGACGCATTAGGCCTTGTTTTTTCGCCCATATTGCGAAGCTTGAATTAGCAGGCCGCACAGTAACCCATGCAAACCCGCAAGCGCCGTCATCTATCCGATCAATAGGGATTCCCTGATCGATAACGTACATGGGAATAGGCATTGCACTTTTGCCGGCCTCTATGCCGGCCTGATAAGCTTTATCGACAATGTCCTGAAAATCGGCATAGCGTGACATTCTAGCGGCCTTTTCAGCCCGGATCTTTTCCCTTAATGATGCATATTCCATCTTTAAACCCCCTAAGTTAAAGTTAAAATTATGCCGCTAATGCAATCGGAAAAACCTTTTTAGCTGGATCGATAACGAAGCCAGTGTTATCCTTTTTAGCTTGACCCTTAGCATACAATGCCACAATCACACCCTTAGGATCAATATGACGGATGTCGCTGTTGTCCCCGTCTACGCAATCAAGGCCCATAAACTTAGCGGGAATGTCCGCACGTTTGCGAAATACGGCGGCGATTCTCATACCCGCATTAATGGCCTGAGTGACGTACTTTTGAAACCCTAACACACCCGAATATGAGAATGTTAGATCATAGTTAGCCGGCAGGTTATGGCGTGCCGGGATTTTAGTATAGTCATAGAATTGCACGTCAGGGAATAATGTCATTAGATTAGCGTATTCAATGCCGTTATCAATGACGGGAATGTTTTCCCATTTAATATCGCTAGTACCGTTTAGCCGTACTAATGGCACCATGTTAGCTTTAGCGGCCTTTTTAACTAACCGGCGAATGTCTTTAGCTAACAATTGCATAAACTCGGTGCGATACTCAAAAAAAGCTTTAGCCTTGCGAATACGGGCAAGCTTAACGTTACTCATTGCACCACGTCCGGATGTATAGAGGCAGGCTTTGTCGCACTGTGCAATCAAAGCCATTGAGCACACGTTGTAACCTGATATCGCTACCGGCGCAATGTATAGAATGCCCGTCATGAATCCGAATTCTTGACCCTTGACTGTCTTAGCATTTGAATCAATTGTTAGTAGTGTTTTATTTTGCATGATCTAAGTTCCTATAGTGATTAATAAAATTGTACTTATAAAACGTGTCCTTATACCTATATACGTGAGAGAATCATACCTGAAAATCTTTAGGGTTACTTAAGTACTTGATTCTATTGAGTTATTGCATTGCATCATAGGCATTAGAGAAAACCCTTAGAGACGGCCACAAGCCATCTTAGAGAAATGCACCATTGTTGTGCTGCAACATGGCATGGTTCTTGCCTAGTATCTAGGATGCACTAAAATGGTGCAACATAGCCCCATATACTGCACTGCAACATAGCCTGCATAGACCTGGCATGATTCTTGCATAGGCAAACACTGTGCCATGCTGCATAGCAACACAGCCGGCATAGTAAGCACTGACTAACATGACAGGGGGGGTGGGGTAGTGGCAATGCAGATAATATTGTTGAACCACCACAGATACAAAAAAGAGCAAATTAGACAATTAAGTGGTCAATAATTAACCAGCAATAAAGATCAATATAATCAATTACTTAGTCTTATCTTAGGTCTACCTATGAAGGGCAATGAAATCAGTGCTGGAATCTGTGCATTGCGAAGGCCTGAGCAGGCACTATGTAGTCTATAAAAAAAGGACTTGACAAAACAGCAAAAATGTGCTATAGTCCTCTATATTGATAGCACTGAGACAACAAGTACTAGGTTGTGCCTTAAAAAAAACATACATTAACAACTAACCTTAGGTTTTGTGTTTTCTGTGCTGATCTATATTGTAGAGAAACTTGGAAACAAAAGACC